GTCCCCTGTATGTAATACTGGGTTCTCATTTTGAGAACTGGTCATACAGGGGGGGTGAGCGGGAATGCGGACATTCGCGACGGCCTGGGCCGTACCGGCCTTTACCGGCCGACCAACAATATAGTATTGATGTAGATGGGTCATCCGGGCTAGGGTGAGCGGGTCATATGATAGTACCATATAGCACTGTCGGAAGAGCGGATGTCGGATGAACTTAAATTAATGACGGGCCGTGATAGGCTGTGGGCACACAGCCTACCACACAGCCTAGATCAAGCCACATGTTCTATATAATGCTGAGCTTCTGCAGTGAATTCTCATTCTCAAAAATGACATGGGTGAAGCAAGAAGACAAGGGATCTATTGGATGCTCACAATTCCCCAGCCTCACTGGACCCCCTATCTACCGCAGGGAATCTCTTGGATCCGAGGCCAGCTGGAATGCGGCGCAAACTCAGAGTACCTTCACTGGCAAATCCTTGTGGGCACAAGCAAGAAGACGTCTCTCCGAGGAATCAAGACAATCTTCGGAGACACCTGCCACGCCGAACTATCCCGATCAGAAGCCAGTGCCGCTTATGTATGGAAGGAAGACACCAGAGTCCCCGGCACCCAGTTTGAACTTGGAGAACAGCCCTTCAAGCGAAACTGCGCCACAGACTGGGACAGAATATGGGAACACGCTCAACGAGGAGATCTCATGTCCATTCCAGCAGATGTTCGTGTTCACAGTTACCGGACTCTGCGAGCAATCAGCGCTGACTACGCAAAACCGATTGGTATGGAGCGGACTTGCCATGTATACATCGGTCCGACTGGAACTGGGAAGTCTCGACGCGCTTGGGATGAATCCGGAATGGAGGCTTATTGTAAGGATCCCAACAGTAAATTCTGGTGCGGCTACTCTGGTCAATCACGAGTTGTCATTGATGAATTTCGTGGTAGAATCGATGTCTCACACCTACTCCGATGGCTCGATCGTTATCCGGTCAATGTGGAAATCAAGGGATCAAGTGTCCCACTATGTGCTGACTCCTTTTGGATCACAACCAACTTGGACGTTGAACAATGGTACCCCGAACTGGACCTTGCGACACTAGCTGCTCTGAAACGAAGACTTAGGATTACTCATTTCCGAACTTTATGAATTAATAAAATTTTTATTGATTTAATCAACTGGATTAATAACAGAGAGAGGATTCTCTTCAATAACATCCTCTGTGGTACCTACAGCACCGAGAGGGAAGAACTGAATTACTTTCGTAGGTAATTTTTGGTCCAACTGTTGAGTTGTTCCAGGAGGGAATGCACCAGCTGGGTATTGGAAACCAGCACTTTGAGGTACTTTGAGTCTGTAAAACATACGTTTTTCAAAAACAACACCTCCAACACCTGCACCGGTAGATGGAAAACGACCTGATCCAGCCAAGGTACTTGTAACTAAATCACAATAACCCACAACAAACACATTACGTGTAAACTTGGCATAGGGAATCATCCATGTAGTACCTGCAGCTACATTTTTCATAATCAACTTGTTATAATCTATAACAAAATCATTAGGACCTTGCAACTTGTACGTATGAGATTGTCCAGGTTGCAAAACAACAGTTTCACATTGAACTTTCCAAAACTGGTTGAACTGAGGGGAATCAGTTGGAGCCCCATACAAAGTTGTTTGGGAGTTGCTAACAGGATTGGTACCCAAACTAGTAGCAATAACCAACCCCGATGCCCAGTCTGCGACAGCATCATTCGGAGCAATATCCGTTGGAGTACCTCGGGGTTGGGCAACATAAATCTTCATCGTATATGTACGCTGAGACATGTTCTTCATTTCAAGCTGCATAGAGCTATTAATGACGATGTCTTTACGAATCGCAAAATTGTCCCAATTGAAATTGGCTGGGATTGGGACTTCGACTGGTGTTCTGTCATTAAACAAAACGTCGGCAGCGTCAGCGTACTCGACTGGTGCAAACACGTTTGCAAAATCGAGAACACTTTGACTGGTTTGACTCGGTGGAGGAGCCATACGAGCATAAGTGACCTTCAAGTACTTTCCTTGAAGATCTTCCTTTTCCAAAGCCTTTTTCACTTTACGTTCAAATTTCTTTGAAACGATAACCTTCTTGCGTTTCTTTGCAGAAACGCCTTTCTTTGTGCGTGTTACGACGGCGGAGGCATTGCTCCCCACCTTACGGTAACTACCACCCCCCCCACCGCTGTTAGCGCGAGGACCAGGGACAATACCCATTTTAATAGGTTCCCTGCGACGGGTGGGGGCGTAGATGCTATCCGCTCGTTTTCTCTTGATCGGGGCCATATCCTTTCTGGTATTTTTGGATAAGTGATATCCAGCAATTCCACCTTTTATAGCACCACGTACGTTGTCATGGATATAGCCTAACGTCGCTCCTGACACAGCTCCTGTTACTTCTCTTAACATAGTTAACTTTTTTCACGGTTCTACGCAAATTTGAGAAATGAGCTTTGAGAACCGTCCCCTGTATGTAATACTGGGTTCTCATTTTGAGAACTGGTCATACAGGGGGGG